TTCGAACTCTACAATCCACGTCTACCCTTGATAGTAGCTGTGAAGGCGGATTAAGCTGCGCGTTATCTAATGGCACTTCAAACGTCTCTAGAGCATCATATCTGCTCTGACGATTGATGAATCCATCATTATCTGACACCTCTACAACACTAGCAAAAAGATTATGAATACAGTTTCTTTCAGGTGTTGAAAGTAACTTATTCGTATAGTTTTGCTGAATCTGTGGAGGCATGGTGTTAATATTAACCGACATGTTACCTCAGGTTTATAAACCGTTGGCTTTGCCTGCATAGAACATCATCTCTTCATACAATGCTTTATTATCAACGCCAGCAGATTTAAAAGCCTGAGCCATAGGACGCTTATCATATGAAGTTGGGGACTGAACGGTTTTAGCGTTCTTTTCCAACTTCTGTACTACTTCTTTTGTGCGTCTAGATTCGGGCAATTTGTCTGCTAAATTTAACGCTTTGATATATTTATAGCTATGTAGGCCCATTTTGTATGGGTCTTTGAATTGAGCGATGGTTGCAGCAAGCTCGGGTTCGTTTTTCTCTAACATTTCTAATGTTTCAACATTAACAACGTCATCAAAATCGGAATATTGAGTGCGAAGTGAGCTGATAAGCTTTTCCTGCTTCTGCTGTGCAAGTTCAGCTCTTAGCTCTTGCACCTGCTTTTCAAGGGGTTGAACGGCTTTACGTGCAATCCCCTTTACTTTTCCTGCAGGAATGTATTCTTCGTCCGGCTCATCCGGTTCAACAATTTCCTGTTTTGCTTGTGGTTGTTGATTTTGCAAAAACCTTTCAAGCATTTCATTCTTTTGTTTTAACTCATACTCCATCTCTTTTTGACGTTGCCGCATTGCTCGCCAATCACGTTGTTGTACTTCTTCCCTGGCCTGGGCTTCAGCTTGAACGTTTGGTTCGCTTTGCGTTGATACATCGTGAGCAGTATCTAGAGTTGCTACCTCTTTTTCTTCGCTGTTTAGATCCTGTTCAGTCATGTATTTTTCCTTTGCAGAGGTGAGCCTGCTTCAACCATGGTTTTTGCGCTGATAAGACGCAGATTTCATCAATTAAAATTTAGTATTTGAGTGAGATTTTGTACAGGGTAAAATTTAATTTCGTCGATTATCAAAAGCATCTTGAATGTTCATAGACGGATTTTCCTCGAATGGGATGACGCTAGATGAGCTAGGAACGCATACAGGGGGGCTAGTACCCGGATCGTTTAAATTAGACAGAGAGAATGGTGTCCATGTAGTTGTATCTATGTCAACGATGATAGTAAGTGTGTCAATGATGAGCGCTTTACCGCGTTTATTATTTATCTCAGACATCCCAAAAGCTTTCCCTACACGAAATGAAACAATTTCTCCGGGCGTAAAATCATGAGCTTCTGTAAATGTAACTAACGCTTGAATAGCGTTTGTGATTGCGCTTATGTATGAGAAACGGGGGTAAAATTCGTTAATTGCCACGTTTATCTTTCTTCTTAAGTTTACGGTCTTTGAATCCTTCTAGGGGATGATAGATCGCCACTCCTTTATCCGTCTTACCTGCTTTGTAGAACCCAAAATGATCTAAGCGCTCCATATTGTACGCCAGAATATCTTTAATCTGGTCTTTGTGATAGTGTGAAGCGTTATTTAAATAATTTGGGAATTCAGAGCTATGGGGGAGAGACCAGCAAAATCTAGTTTCATGTGTTTTGGGATTAGTCCAATAGACTTGCGTTGCGACTTCAGGATATGGCCTGTATTCTTGCTTAATCACCCTTCTCAGTATGACATTAGTCAACTGTAGATCTTTTTTCTCATGCACAATGATATAAAAAGGGCGATCCTCAAACGGATTGCTTGAGATCGCCTCATTGATATCTTCTACAAGCTGAGGCATAAATTCATGAGCCATATCGCCGACACAGATAGATTCATTCAATTGAAGCGCTTTCAGCGCAATTGAACCCACTGTTTCTCTGTCTGCATATGCGCTTTTCATTAATTGTAGCGCCCTTTGTAGGCCTGCCCTTTGATTTTAGACGCAGCTTTATCCATGGTGCGATTTGTGCGCTCCATGTAATCATTTGTTTTCCCCATCATAGAACCGGAAAATTGCTTTTCGCCGGGTTGATAGTCCTTTTTTTCTACTTTATCGCTACCTTGATAAATTGCCATTTTACACCTCTTGTTAATGATAATTTTTACTATGCAACATTTTGTTGATTTTGTCCAGTTGTTGGCGTAACTTCAACTTCTGGCTGTATTGCAGATAGAATATTAAGTTTCTGCTCGATCTGCGAAAGATCCATCCCATCTAATTCTTTAAGCGCTTTCAAAACATTAAGCAACGCTGCTGTATCTTCTGTGTGCGCGCGTTTAAGTTTGTCTTCTGCAATGGCTTTGTCAGTTGTTATTTTTGCGATTCTTTCCTGAGCTAGTCCGTCCTGGCTGCGTGCATAACTCATTTTTGTTTCGTTATCCACCTGTAATTGCTGCATTTGCAATTGTTGCATCTGCTGTTGCTGTTGTTGTTGTGCTTGTTGTGTTTTCATCATTTTTTCTATGATGCGGCCTTTATTCTGAATAGTCATAACCTCAACCACTTCATCCATCGGGAATGTCTCACCGAACCTCTGTTGCAACTCGAATATCTGCGCTAATTCCAATTGCTGCTGTGTTTCTGTGAGTACACCCTGAACTACTTTTGCTCCATAAGTAAAAAATGCTTTGTCATCAAACTCAGGAGTAGGTTCCTCACCAATCACACTTTTAATTTTCCCATAGCTCCAAAAGTGCTGGATCATCTGGATAATAATATCTCCGCACTCTTTTTGAGACTGATCGAAATGGTCATAGTATTTCTGTAGCGTTGTAAGACCAGCCCCTTGGCGCAGCATGGAAAGCACACCTGCTTTGTCATCTACTGCAGAGCCTAATAGCTCTTCATTGACGCCTGATATCTCTCGCATCACCTGTTTGAGCATATCTTCCATCTGCAGCATAACAGGACTAGGAGGAATAATCTGCATCGGCTGCACATCATCCATTTGCATTTTGTCATTGATGACAAGCACGCGGCCATTACCTGCGTTCACGCTGTCATCAGGAGTAACAAGAGCACCTTTTTTCACCTTTAAACCCTGCTGTTGACTAGATAAAATATCCAGGTCTGTCACTTTTCGGACGTTAAAAAGGTATTGTGCATCGCGCATATCGCGCACCATCCCCTTGAATTTGTAGCCTATATATGGGGTATCCGGGTTGAAATTGCCGTAAAAACCTACATAGCTATAGCGGTCAATGCCATACGGCCTCTCTTCATCTGTGAATACTCGACCATTAATCAGTATGGTCCTTCGAACTGTCTGCTTTGGCTTACGTATCAGCTTGATTTTATCTCCTAGCTGCTGCATAACAACGCGAATATCCTCTTTGTCTCCAAAAATCTCTTTGACTTCGTTTGTCATGGTATCTACAGCGTAAATCGCTTCTCGCTGCGATAAATACCAATACTCGTCAAATGCCAATAAATTTTTAATTTGCATCCCAAGGTTTTCCGGCATGTAGTAAAATTTATCGTCTTTTGGAGCACCCCCCCACGGAGTTTGGTCTATTTCTTCAGCGTGATCTGGATAGATGCGTTTAGCCTCTTCTCGATCAAAATATTGTCTTGTCCAGATGTAACGGCAATCGCTTAAATCTTTATTGCGGAAAAACGGATCAATCAACACTGATTTGAAATCAACAAAACGCATCTTGATGTCGGGTGAGACGGGGTCGCTTGCAAAATCCGGAAATACACTAACCAACCCAAACCCCTGAACCAAAGATCCGCGCTCAAAAGCATCGGAATAAACATGATAACCACCGTTACTATGTACGTGAAATAGACATTTGGTGAACTGGTCGGCGGTCTTTTGAACGGGTGATTTGACAGGGATGCATATTGTTGACTTGCGATTACGCCTTTGATGCCCTGTCACCATCATCACAGAACTATGCGTCAAATTAAAATTGAACATGGTCTTGCGCAGAGTGGCATTAGGAGAGAATAAAGACCCCCACATACTAGGATCTCCCAGCCATGTGCGCTCATCTAAATCAGCCTGCGCCCATTGGGTCTGTAGATTCGTGATGGAGTCCTGATAGTTTGACTGCATCATGGTTTTTATATCACGATCAACCTCTGCGCCTGGAAAAAAAACGGGATCGCTAGACCTTGGCATGTGTCACCTTAATATATATTAAATATTAAAGTATCACGAGGGTGGGATTAATTCAAACCTGTTCTTTCACATTCAGGGCAAAGATCGACGCCACTGAATAGGTCAATTCCGTTGAGCATGTTAAATATAACCACATAATTTTATTTGGACGTATCGTTTAATGGTAGATTACCAACTAGATGATTAAAAATTCTATTTGAATCATCTTCTGGTTTTAATTCATTAGACATATCAGCATAGATTAGTTTTGTTGATTCTCTGAAATCAGGATTTGCATTGAGTTCATCGCCATACCATCCACTCTTTTTGACCTGTGGCCGTACCATCGCCACAATGCCTTTTAGCTCAAGTATCATCTGGTTTAGGCGTTTCATGTTGTCGGTGCAGTCGTTGTTTAAGCGTTCGATTTGCCGTATCATGTCTTGCAGCTTGTAAATCTCGATGTTATTGTTCATCTTTCTTCTCTTTTAACCGCGCAATTCTTATCAAACTGCATTTTACGCATCGGTGAACATCTTTAGGTTTTAGCTTAAACTCATCGGGATTTTTCAATATATTCGTTGTGCTATCCTTCCATTCACTACATCCACATTCACATACTTTTTCAGGTTCATAATATTTTGAATATTGATCTTCTATGGGCGTATGTATGCAAATTTTAGGAAGTTTACCACTTAATAAAAAATCACTCATTATTTTCCTTTCTGTAAAGCGGCTTTACATTCTTTATCTTCCCCAATACGCATTAATTGCTTTGATGTCATCGTTTGCTGATCCTTGCGAAGCAACTTTTTCAAAACCAGCGCATAAATAACGCATGGCATCACTAGCATGGCTATATTCATTATGTACAGGGTCAGAAGTAAAACCGCCAAGAGAGTTATTCCAACGCTTACAATAGTTTTCAAGAGCATGTAAGCCGTCTTTGCACTTTCTACCATCAAACCACATTTTACTAAGTGTTGACCTAACAAGGTTTATTCCATCGATAAGACCGTGTTGCTCTAAAATATATCCTGAAATATTAAAGTTTCTGGCTTGCTGCTCAAAAGTAATACCGGCTCGATCCCTAGCTTTAGCATCATGTGGCCATATATGCGTACCATATGTATAACCCTTAGCATTTAGAAGCATCGCTACTTTATCAATGCTAAAATCACTTTTCTGAAAGAAGTCAATGACCATTATTTCGCCAGCCCGATTAATTTGAAAGAACCATATAGCCATAAAATCCGCTTGCCCTAAATCCCATGCGCTATGAACGGATATAGCTTTATCGTATGAAATGTTTGTGACGTGACCAGATTCATATAATTCTTTCATCTGAGAAGCATACCAGTTGCCAATCTGAGAAGCTTCGAAAGCTTCTTCTGGGAATGAAGGATATTCTCTGAGCATATCTTCATTCAGAAGCTCTTTCTTCTTGGAGTACCAATTTTTTTGTACCTGAGTAAGAGAAATACCCATGTTATGTAGTTTGTCGAAATACTCAATTAACTGTGTATCCATGAAACTCCAGGAATTCTCGGTAGAACTTAATTTTATCAGATACTCGCTGTCCTGGAGGATGAGATGAATCCCAAAGCTCAAGATTTTCTATTCTATTATCATTTCTTATTCCGTTAAGATGATGAACAGTCTCACCTTTTCTTATTGGTCTTCCAAGATGATTGGACATAATCATAACATGCTCAAGAATTCTCCCCTTTTTACCCATCGCATTTTGATGACCATGACAGACAATAGATTTATAACCGTTAATTTTACATAATGATCCCATTGAACCATCTCTCATATTGGGGACATCAAGAGAAATTCCTTTCTTTTTCCTCTTATAATCCATAGATTTCTTGTTATTCAATTCATGATTAACTTTCCATTGCTTACGACGATAACAAGATTCACAAAGAGTTTTTGATCGTCCCCTATGCTTTTTTATTTTCCCACAATCAACACAGGCTACAGGTTTCTTTTTCTCTAGATCCAGACAAACGCGACAAAAGCCCGTTTTGTTATTTCGTATCTTCTCTTTGCATGCAAGACAGTAAATCATAGTCCGATTGTACAGCACTTTTTCTTATTCGTCAAGCGTGTATGCGATCTCTTTCCACCACGGGAAAAAGTGGAAACTGTAGTCTAATAAGCCAAGTTTTTTGCTTTCTTCTTTATCACGCTTAGATTTTATGCAGAGATCATGAAAAAACCCCTCTTTCCCCTCGGCAGTACTCTCAATGTAGCAACATTGACCAGGCGCTAAAGTTTGTAATGCACCTGAAATAACTTCGCGTGCCTTTTCTGGATATTTCGCCACGATCTTTCCCATTTCTGATATGTGAAGATAATTTAATGTGGATGATCTTAGAGATGTTCCAACTCTAATTGTACTACCATGAGAAAAACGAAGCTCTTTAGCGGAGTCTCCAATCGTCTTAAACAAAGGCTTTAAAGCTGGATGTAGATGGTCAAAAGTGAACTTAAGCTTATCCACAAATAAACTTTGAGCATCATTTAAAGTATGAGCTATTATACCACAATTCACGAAGTTGCCCCATAATGTCTCATCCAGCAGTTTAACACAGTAATATGTGGTAATTCCAAGCTGGCGCGCTTTCAGGACAACTTGACAGGGATGTTTATCATTTAAAAGATCGATTTGCGCCCAGTTTGGCGTGAATCTTACTCGATTTCCTTGCTTATCTTTAATGTAATATAAATTCTGAATTCGCCATTTTTGATCAGACAAGTTAGCTAAAATAGGATATTCAGCTAGCACCTTTGAGAGCTTGGGCGATCTCTCTAATATTTGTTCCAATGTCATTTGGTTCTTTTAATTTAAGAGAAGCTTCTTTTTCCATTTTCTCAAATTCTTGTTCTTTTGCTTCTGGCACATAATGCCACATAAAACGATGACCTATGGAGGGGTTAATCGTTCCATCAATGAACTTCCTGCCTAATGCAGCGCGAGCTTTTTCATAGTATACGCGAAATTCTGGTAGTTTTAATAAAGCCTCCCACTGATCTCTAATCAGTCCTATATGATCTAGAGTATACCATTCGCAAAATCTAGATCTCAGAGGTTCATCTGGGGGCGTTTTTTCAGTAGCCCATTTAACTAAATCTTGACCGAGTTCAATAACTTCTTCTTTAGGCGGGGATACTGTTCTTGGACATCCTGCGACCATTATTTTTTCCCTTTGCGCGCTTCACTCAGTGCAATAGCGACAGCTTGCTTTTGATTTTCGACTACTGGACCACTTTTGGAGCCGCTACGTAATTTGCCTTCTTTCCATTCATCCATCACTTTTTTGACTTTTTGCTTCTCTTTACCTTTCGCCATTTTCATCAATCTCCGCTGCGTTGGTTTTCATTTCCGTCTCATACTGGTCTTTGAGCATAGCATAAGCCAAAATACCGCTGGTCACTATATATGAAGCCAGCGCATAGCTCTGTATACTAGCTAAAAGTGACAAAAACAGGAAAGCATATCCGACAATATAGTGTATTTTAATCACTCGCGGCCTGCGTTAGTGCTATCAAAAATAGTCCTGCACATAGTGCCATCACTAAAACAGTCAAGTGAAATATTACCTCTAGCGTATTTTTCAGCGTCATTTTGCGTTTTCTATCATCATAGCGTCAGAGTGTTATTTTGTTAAGTGTTTTTTTGTAATATTTGTGAATGTTTTGATTGCATTACATGTAATGCTTTTGCTATACTGATACCATAAACAAACACATAAACCAAAAACAAGAGAGAGAATGAGAATGAATTATTTAGAATATGAAGAATATGAAAAAACAGAAAAGAAAATTTACACTCGGGAAGAGGCTTCTAAAATTATAGCTCCTAATATTGATGACGATATTTTTATGGCTACTGGAAAATATAAAGAAAATCTTATTTCCATGAGGAACAATATTTTAGAAGCAGCCATTGACCGATTTCTAGAAATAAATAACGGCGATTCATCAATAATTTGCTATGAAGAAGATATTTAAGCCTTTAATCAGCCCCTGATTTTTGGGGGCTGCCATAAGAACTTAAACATTTAGGATTCAATAAATAAATGGAGAAAAAAAGATGTTATCAGGATCACAAAAACAGATCGATTGGGCAAATAAAATTGTAGCTGAGTACATAGCAGCAATAGAATATTTTCCCGATCATATAAAATCATTATTTAAAACTGCGATTGAAAATAGGGATGATGCTACGTATTGGATCGATTGCATGAAAATAAAACAGAAATCCACAATTTCAGAAATTTTGAATCAGTTGCGAGTTGGGATGAGAATCAAAAATGCCGAAATAAAAAAAATAGATGAAGAAATTTATTTAATAATTTCAAAAATAGAAAATCAGGAGAGATCGAAAAGAGCTGATGATTTTGAAAACGCACAATTAGAGCGGCATAGACGATTAGTAGCAGAAGGTAAAATTTAAGCATTTAATCAGCCCCTGATTTTTGGGGGCTGCCGTGAGAACTTAAACAAATGGAGAATGAGAATGGAGTTTTTTATAAAAAATTTAGAAACAATAATGACTTTTACATGCCTATTCGG